AGTGATGCTGCGCCAGATAATGTTACAAAATCATTGTTAACAGCCCCGTGGTTGCTATCAGTTACCGTGATGGTTGACGAACCGTTTGTGGCTGCAAAGGTGATGCTGTTGGTAGAGGTCTTGCGAATAGGCGTGATGTCGTAGTAAACGTCACCATCCTCGATGTAATATTTTACGGTGGTTCCAACGCCAAGGTATCGGGTTGCAGCAAGAGAAATCCAGCTATGCAATGCGCGAGCAGTGCCAAGAAAGGTTTGACCGCCACGCTTGTACCAACCGCCCATTTTCTCTGCGCGGCCTTTTCTGAACCTTATTAGGTTTCCGTCAACCCAACCGCCGCTCGATGCGTAGTCAGTTTCTTCTTTGTTGATTCCCGGCTGAAATTCTACTTTTGATAGTGCCATCAGACATTAGGCCAACCGTATGATTGCGCCAGTGGCAGTCGGGGATGGGAAAACCACCGTGAAGTCGCCAGCGGTAGAAGTCTTGTCAGCGCCAAAGTCTATTATGCAAACAGCCTTGTCAGCGTTGGTGTCATTATAGATCATGCATCCACGACTCGTTATTGTTGCTGTCCCAAAAGTCAAATCGGAAAAGTCGCATACGGCGGTTGTCCCGCTCAGCACTGGGGTGATGTTTGTTAACGCATTACCGCCAGAGGTGTAGTTTGTACCGCTGGATTGGCCCGTGGTAACAAACGCGGTAGAAGCAGCGCCAAGTGTTGCGCTAGAGGTGTATAGCGCAAGCTTAAAGCTATTACCAGAACTAGCTGTGAGATTGTGAGTACCAACCAACACTTGTTGTTTGAATGATGAGCAAACCGCAGATGTGATAGCCATGTCAAAGCTCCTTAATGATGTTAGCCATGTCCTCATGGCCTTGTGCGCTTAGCATTCCTCGTATTGTAACGCGATCTGAAGCAATTGCACTCTTAGTTCCATTCAATACTACGTCATAAATGTATTGTCGAAAAGCCAAAGCTTGCTGCCTGACGTGCGGTTCTGCATTGGCAGACACTGACACAATTTTATTTGTGATCTGCTCAGCCCAAAACTCAGGGTCATGTCCCTTGTTGTTGGTGGTTGAAACCATCACGCTGCCAACCTCAAAAGTTCCGTTACCTGACATATCTAACCCTTATATGGCTCTGGTGCGCTAGGCAATTTAGCCATCTTTATATTGTGCTTCTCAAGCATCTCTTCGGTTTGCGAGCGAGGGCAGATAAGCCACTCGCCATCTTCTGATGACATTGCGATCAGCGGATCTTCTAGCCTGTGATACCCATACAGCCGCTCATGTGGCTCTACGTTGTAATCCAGCAAAGATGACCTTGGGGATACGCCTACTTTGATGCCTGAACTGATGCACTTGGATAGCCAGAACTCAACGCAGGCTCTGCCAGCTTCAGCAAAGTGCAGGTTGTTTCGGTAAGAGAAATCAATGCCAAACAAATCTATCTGCTCAACTTCAGACCACAGCGCAAAGGCTACCGTGAAGGCTACAGTCGTGTTGAAGTAGGCGGTCTTGAACTCCTGCATTACCTCATGCAAAGGATATTCGACAACCGCAGGGACGCGCTCATCTAATCCGCAGGAATAGATTGGTTTATCAAAGGTGGGTAGAACTCTCCGCATAACGTCTGTTTGAGCGCCAGCGTCATCCGAGTCAAGAAACCGCTCCATAGGGTCAAGAATAAACGCCCTGTCGCAGTCGAATACCGAGATGGCGGAGTTGATACACCACACCTCGTCCCACTGCATACTGTTTTCGACGCCAATAACGTAGTCGATCTGAGAGGCTCCCAGACCGATAATTGCTATTCTTTTACCTTTAAGCTCTTTTATTTTTTCCAATTATGTCACCCCTGTACGCAATAAGTCATATCTGAATTCGTCACGGGTATTTCGGCCTTCGCTAAGATTTTTCATCCTAGCCATAGCTTCCTTAAACCGTGCTTCAAATTGAGCAATCACGTCAGGAGTTTCTTTCAAGAAAATAGCGCCCTCAACCAACGTGCCATAAAGCAGTGGGTCGGGGTGGTCAGTAGACAAAATGGTTGTGCCACTAGCCGCACCAGAGGTCAGAGACGCTGGCTTGTGCAGGTAGTGAAGCTCAACCGTATAGCTTGAATCGGGTACGGGTGAAATCTCAAAGGCAGACTGATCAAACAAAGAATAATACTTTGGCCTTCCAGTCACCGTAGATGTCGGGCTGTACTCTTTCAAGAAAGATGGATGTTTAAAATCCAAATATGTGTACTTGTTGCTACTGTCAATTATCGCCAGTGAAAACGGTGCAAAAAAATCAGATGGCGTTGCCAAAAACCGATTGCCCGAAGTTGCCGAGCCGCTTACGTTTTTGCGTTGCTCAGGGAGCTGCACAGACTTAAATATGCGACTCTCAGCCTCTTGGATAAACGTATCCAATTGGCTCGTAAACGAAGTTTCTGAAACCTGCAAATAATCTTGCACAGCCGTTTTCAAAGTTGAAAGAGTAAAACTCATGACGTGGTTACCTCTACTGCGCCTACGTTACACGAAAGTCCAAAAGTTTGCAAAGTTGTACCTAACTTACCTAAACCTGTATTCGTGTAAACGCTGAAAAAATTATTGTCGTTACCGCCAGCCGCTTGGTCTGGCCTAGAAACCTGTAAAGCCTCTGGATCTACAGGGCTTGGCTTGGGCATAAGTTGCGGGTGCTTTGGCGACCATTGGTCAGGCCCAACAAGCAAGCCATCCCATGTCATCTTCATGTCTTTTAGGCGATAGCGAAACCCCGTGATGTCACAGATTCCATACGCTCTGCGGTTGGATGCAAAAGCCATTACCCTAAGTTGTATCCGCGCAGGTCGGGTGCGATTCTAAACGAAACCCTATCTTGGTCTTGGCTTAGCGCCCTTTCAAACTCTTCTTCGTACAGTTGCTTGAGCATAGATACTTTCTCAGGCGCTCGCTTGAGTGCCAGATAATACGCAAGACCAGCAGCTAGGCATGGGTAAAACCGAAAAGGGATCTGCAAAGTGTTTGCCCCAGCGTCTGCGTCATCCATACGGCTCAGCACGTTTAAATATAACTCGTACTTTGAGCTTTGATCTGGCGCAGGCCAGACGGTGATTGTTGGGCTAATTTGCTTGTCGATTAGGTATTGATTTGGCTTGCCAGTCGTTGTCTTTGTGGAGAGGTTCGCGTACTCGCTGCGAGACATTCGGCTCAAAGGCACGTCAGTAGAAACTCCGCCAATCGTCTCTCTGATGAAAACATCAAGCACGTCAATGGTTGCAGTCGGGGTAGTTGCGTCAATGGTGTACGAGGTTGAGTCTTTGACCATAAGCAAGACTTTTTGATTAATCGTCCACTGGTTTAAACCACGGTTAGCCCACTCAGCCAACATAAGGTTTAGCGAGCGGTTAGCAGACTTTAAATCATAGCCGGTGCGAAGCTCTAGGCCACATCTCTCGAATGCCTCTTCAACGTAGTCTGCCACGTCTAATTCAAAATCTTTACTTCCGCTTACCGCCATCTTTGTCACCTGCGTATAGGTTGTTGAAAACCTGATTAACGTCAAGGGTATAGTCTAAATCACTTTTCGAGTAGTGGATATGCTGGCTCGGTTTAAAGTCTGGCGCACCTTCCCCTGTCTCAAACCATGCAGGGTGTGTGACTCTTACCCGGTTGTTTGGCAATGCCACAATATTTCCAGTCCACTTGCCAGCCTCAAGCAGCTCCAAAACATGGCTTTGTTTGTGCTGTGCTGGGTCATCTGCAATCTCGTTTTCAGCGTAGTCTACGGTAAACATATACTTGGCTGGATACATCTCACCGTCTATGAGCGCAAGCCAAGGTGTTGGTGTTGCTCTGTCTAAGACGTAAACCGCGTGAGTGTGCGAGCTACAGTCCCAAGGTTGAGCCGCCCAAACAGGCATTGGCTCAGGCCACTCTTCAAACGGTGTATCACCAACCAGCGCAGTAATAGGCATTCGCGCCCACATTGCACCACCATGCACGTTTGGAGTGTCATCATCGTCGTAGGTTTCAGCGCCCGTAAAAATTAGCTGAAACGACAAGCAACGCGCAGGCATTGTGGTGACAGCAATAGCCATAGCGTGAATGAACTCGCCGTGATATTGCTCGTGGTTATGCGTATATTCCTTCCTAACCCAGCACTTGAAGTGTGGGATATTACTCTGAAGGTATGGCACTACCTGCGACCATATAAACCGCTATTCTTGGACGATGGCTTTCTAGCCCCGCCTTTTACTGAACCCTTAGTTCTTGCAACTCCACCTTTTGCCATACCCTTAGTCTTCATGGCCCCACCTTTAGCCATGCCTTTAGACTTCATCATGCCGCCTTTAGCCATGCCCTTGGTCTTCATGGCTCCACCTTTTGCCATGCCTTTAGACTTCATCATGCCGCCTTTCATTCCGCCCTTTGACTTCATTTTCATAACTTCACCACCGCTTTTTAATGTTTTGACGTTTGTGGGTTTGCCGCCAACGCCTTGTTTTTTAGCTCGTTTCCTACTGACCGCTGAAGCAATTTGTTTTTTGCTCATGCTGGAAGCTTTGGCTGATGGTACGCATTTTGGGTATCCGCGACTAGAGTCTTTTGCGCTGTCACGACCACAAGCTTTAAAGCCACCGCCTTCTTTGGGCGCTGAAATATCGACCCATTTCTCTGCGCCGAACCAATCATCTAACCCACGCTTCTTACGCACTTGGGACTCGCGTCTTTTTTTGCTTGCTTGGCATAATGGCCCCGCAGCCTCTGCCTTGAACCATCACGGTTCCGCCAAGGTTCATGTTCTTAGCTATGGCTTGACCGCGCTTGCGCTCGTAACGGCTAAGCTTGCCATCATTATCTAAATCGCTTTTCTTCTCGTTCAAGGTAACTTCTCCGCCTGTCGCGCCTTTGTACTTGCCGCCCATGCGCTTGTATTCTTGAACCATGTAGCCGTTAGCGTATGCGCTAGGGTATACGTCAAATTTGTTTTTGGCCTTAGCTTTTGCTTTGGCATAAAGCTTTGGGTTTGCCACATTTTTAGGTGTTGCCATTACATACCTCCGATGCCGCGAACATTCACTCCGCGATAAACGTCATTGAAGTTAAAATTTTCGGGCAACCCGACCTTTGTCGGCTGCGTCACTGGGGTTGCAGTAACTGGGGCTGCCGCTGCAAAGTTAAAGTTAGTATCTCCCGCGCCCATCTCGCCACCGCCGCCACCGCCGGTGTAGCCAGCGTATGCGCCAGCCTCTGGCTCAACAACGATTCCAGACTGACCTTCTTGAGATCCAACCGTGGCTGGTGCAGGTGTTGCCGCAGGTGCGGGTGTTGCCGCAGGTGCAGGCATACCAGCCATGATTTCATCTGTTATTTGCTTACGCAAAGCATCTACATCAATGTTTTGCTGGGTAGGCATACTGCCCTTTAAGGCATCAATCTGTGCTTGGATAGGGTCAATTGCCGCCTGTCGTTGTTGGTTCACAGCATCTTGAGTTAGCTGAGAAGATTGTAGGTCGGCTATTGATTGGCCTTGACCAGCAAGCGCCTGATCCAAGTCAGCTTGAGTTAAACCAGCTTCTTGCAATGCTCTAATTTGTTCGGCTAACGCAGACTGTTCTGAGGTAGAGGTTCCCATGAACTGTTGAAACTGAGCCGTTTGATCGTTAATAGATGCAATCTCGGCTTGGATTTGGTCAATCGGCAGACTGCCTAGATTGTCTTTTACCCCACCAATCGTGCCTTCAAGCCGCTCGACCAACGCAGAAGTTTCAGCTTTGCCAGCGTCAGCAGATTGATAAACGTCCACCAACTGATCGTTAAGAGCGTTTATTTCTGACTGGGTAGAGTCAGCAGCAACCTTTTGATTTTCATCAAGCGTGGCGTATTGTGAGTCAATTGTGTCATTGATGGTCGTAAGGTCTGTGCTCAGTGAGCCGATTCTGCCTTTTAAGTCACCAATCAAAGATCCCTGACGGTCTTCAAGACTGCCAAGAGCCTCAGTTTGTGCGCTGCTAATTCTTTCATCACCAGCAGCAAGCTGCTTCAACAAGCTGGCTCTTTCATCTAAACCTGATTGGCGCAGCACGTCAGTCTCTGAATCAATGCCAGACCTAAGCTGGTCAATGCGACCTTCCAAAGATTTTGTGATGTCAGAGCGTTGAGATAAAGCTGCGTCTTCCGATGAAGAAAGGTCTTCTTGCAGTAGCGCCCTAAGCTCGTCTATCTCTGCCTGCCTAGCCAAGCTGCTTGCTTCGTCAGTAGCTTGGTTTTCTGCTATAAACTTTTCGTACTGGCTGGAAGCCATGTCTTCTGCGCTGGGCTGAATAGATTGAAGCGTAGACATTGTAGGAGATTTCGGTGCAGCCCTTGTGCCACGGTCATAAACCGGCTTCTGCATTAAGTAATCATCTAGGTCGCTATATGCAGAGCTTGAGCTTCCGTATGCGTCTAATGCATTCTGTAGGTCATTTGATACCGCCATTACATTAAGCCGCCTATGTCGATGTTACGCATAATACTGCGTATTTGTTCTGGGGTAGGCCCGTTACCAGCTCTGGGCAGTATTCCACCGCTGCCGCCACGGGTTGGTGATCTTGCAATCTTGCCAAACATTCCGCCGCGAGATTGTGGTCTTGCAGGCATTTGCGGTTGCTCAGCTTTTTGAGCGGCTTGTGTTGCAAGCTTTTGAAGCATACCAGCCAAGCCATCTGTCTGCGGTTTTTTACGCATCATATTGTCACGCAGGCGCGGATTTGGTAAAGGCGGGGGTCTTTTTTGTGGCATTTCGCGACTTTGCTTTTGCTTTAACGCCTCTTGTAGTTTTTGCAGCAGGTCTGGCGCTGGCATTTGAGGCCGAGAGGGCATTGGGCCACCTTCAAACGGCCCTCTAGGTAATTGTTTAAATGGCGAAGGCAGCGGAGTTACGTTTTCTTCGTCTCGATCATCTATGCCATTTCTATTTTCGTCTATAAATTGCATTGATCTTGGCCCTCGACCAAGAATAGGCCCACCGTCTGAAACAGGTGGCGCAGGCATTTGGTTTTTTATGATGTCAAAGATCGACCCCAAACCGCCTAAGCCGCCAGTTGTGTTAGGCTGGCTAACATCATCACCCAGCCGCGCTCGTTCTTCTGCTTCAAATTCTTCTTGAGTCGGCCCGGTATATGGGGCATGTGGCTTACCTGTAAAAATGTTCACCGAGCCAAAATTATCTAAAAAGTTTTGGTATGACTCAGGATTATTATTCCTAGCCATGGAAATTGAACCCATATCTCCTGCCATTTGACTCATATCATTCTACCAATTTTTGCAAGACCAATAGCCTGCTGCGAAAACGTCTTTCTTCTTTTGAACCGCATCGCAGTTATGGCGAGCGCGAAAAGAGGCTCGGTTCTTGGGCTGATCTCTCTTGATGCTCATCTTAGGGTCGCCATAACGCACAATCTTCACCTGATCACCTTTCTTGGCTAAAACTTTAAACTTCTTGTTCTCGCCGGGTGTGCGAACCTGCTTGTTATAGCCGGGGAACGACTGGCCCGAATAGGTCAGTCGCCCAGACTTTGATCTTTCCACATCGCTAGTATCAGCCATTATGCATGAAACACTGTCAGAGTCAGAAAGGTTGAAACCGTGTACTGGATGTAGATACCTTCTTTGAAGACCACCCCGTTCTCTGGAACTACAACGTCTCTGGTTGCGTCAGCATCACCTACCGAACTGATCTTCATCAAGCTGGTGCCAGCGGTGGATGTGGTCAAAAATTCCACCGTCCCAGCCGTTGCTGTGCTCGTAAGAAAAGCGCCCTTTAGCCGAGATCGGCCCAAGAACACAATGCTTGAAGAGTCCCCGCTAATGCCTGCGATTATTGTTCCCGCAGGATCGCCAACAGCCGTGATTGAGGCAATGCTCAAAAAGAACTTTGAGCCAGTGGCTGCGCCACTATCCGCGCCAGTAATTGATTCAGTTTGCGCGACGCCATTTATGTCGGTTCCGACCACCGTAAACGATATTCCGTCGTCGTCGCCGCCACTTGTAATTGTAATTTTTCTAGCATTGTTTAGTGCTACAGCACCGCCCGAAGCAAGCGCCCCACCGATCACCAGTGCTGCGTTGTTTGCTACTTGAGCCGAAACCGAAATGCCGTTGGGATCAGCAGCTAAAACGTCAGCCGTGATGGTGACTGATTTTACGTCAGACATTCCCATAATCTTCTCCTAAAAAGAAGGGGCGTTGCCGCCCCAGCAAAATTGCTTACGCGATTTGAACGTACTCGATGATAAAGGTAAACGATCCCGCCGTTGTAGCATCAACCGTGTTGGTA